GATGCCGATACAGGTAGTATTGCTAATACAGGTGCTGTCGCTGCATTGAGCTTTAATGATGTTGTTGCCACTAACGCCACAGCATAAGGAACCCTCATGGTTAAAGTAAAAGTTATCGCAGATGGTTTCGTGATCGGTATGCAGCGTTTTAATAAAGGCGATGTTACTGAGTTACCTTTATCAGCAGCACGGTACGCTATGGCACAAGGTACCTGTGAAAGAGTCGGTGATGAACCTAAAGAACCACCACCTAAAAAAGCTGCCAAAAAGAAACGCTATGTCCGTAGGGATGTAAAGGCCGAGGAGTAACTCCGTGAACCTATTCCGTAAAGCCAAGCAGACCGTGGAACACGCTGGTGGCATTATAAAGGGTTGGTTAGACCTGTCAGGTGGGTATAAGTCAAATTGGTGGCAGATAGACGCTGTCAAGCCTGATACTAACACTGCCATCCGTTCATCGGGTGTGTATGCGTGTGTGGCTACCCTGGCACAGGAAGTGGCTCGACTCGATGTGACCCACTACAGTAATCCCGATCTGTCTGGACAGGAAGAGATGTACAATTCTCACCTGACCCGACTGTTGAACAAACCCAATTCCTACCAGACCCGTTCCGATTTTTTCCTTTACGTCATGTACTCGTTACTGATGAACGGGAATAGCTACTGCCTGATGACCCGTGACACCCGTGGCAGGGTAATTGACATGACACCGCTTAATCCAAGGGCAGTTCAGCCGTATGTGACCGAGGACGGTGCTATTTACTACTCCATTGCCCAGTTGGATATTAATCCTGGTGCAGTGATTAATAATGAAACCTTTATTCCGCAGCGTAATATGTTGCACATTCGTTTGTTCACTCCCACACACCCTCTCATTGGTATAAGCCCACTGACAGCTTGCGCCCAATCGGTGTCTTTGGGTTTGAACATCCAGGTTGAGTCGGGTGCGTTCTTTGCGAACCAATCCAAACCGAGCGGTATCCTACGCACACCCAAACCTTTAACCCCTGAACAGGCCAAACGATTACGTGATGCCTGGGTATCAGGAACCACCGGCATCAACGCTGGTAAAGTCCCTGTACTGGATAACGACCTACAGTTCCAACAGATGTCCCTCAGTGCCGCTGAAGCGCAGTTGATTGAGCAGTACGGGATGACCAAGAAGGATATTGCCATTGTCTACCGCATCCCCCTGTATATGGTCGGAGAAGGCGATGCTACGTTTAAAACCGCAGAAGCGTCTCAACGTGATTTCATCACCCGTTCCCTTGGTTTCTACATTGAACATATCGAGAACAGTCTCGACCAGTTCTTTGGGTTCAATGGGCGAACAGAGTCCATTGAGTTTGAAGTCGAACGAGGTATCATGCGACCCGAATACATCAGTCGTATTGAAGGATTAACCAAAGGAGTTCAGGGTGGCATATTCGCACCGAACGAAGCACGTAAATCAGAAGGATTACCGGGTAAAGGGTCAGCAGGGGATGAACTCTATATGCAAAGACAAAACGTCCCCATCGATATGCTGGGCGAAGACGTTCTTGCAATGGGTGGTGATGGTTCCTCTGACAGCAGTGATGATAGTGGTGCTGATAATGACACTGACACTGATGATACTGCTTCTGATACCGACAAAATGTTGGCACAAGCTGACTACTACGAAACCAGAAAACTCTTATTTGGGAAAGCAGCCTAATGATGACCATCGACCAACTAACAGAATTATTTAAAGAGTACGTTGATGCTCAGATAAAAGGTGTTCATATACCGGAATGGCCTGACCCACCACCAATACCCGACATCCCTACCAAAGAGCAGATAAAAGAAATTGCTGCTGCTACTGTACAACCGCTTAACAAATCCCTGGAAGTCAGTGATGATGTACTCAATGCTCACGCTGGGGAAATTGCTGCACTCAAGCAGATGATTGAAGACCAGAACAAGCAGATTGAAAGCCTGACATTGAAGTTGGATGAGAGTGTGCAGTTGGCAGTCGCTGCAGTTGGCGATATTAACGGTTTGAATGAAACAGTTGACACATTACAGGCTGACCATAAACGCTTGCAAGACCATGCTGATCGTAATCTGACCAAACTGGCACTGGAACAGGATGACCTCACCGCTAAACTGGACGGTGACCGTGATGCTCATGTTGAAGCAACAGGTATGTTATCAGCTAAAATGGACACTCTGGAAACCAGGGTGCTTAGTGCCATGGACACTCAGATTAAAGACGTTAATGAGTGGTTACACCATGAGGCCAGTGAACTCCAGAAAAACATTGAAGATGTTGAGAAAATGCTCGATGACAACCTCCACGTTAAATCTGAACAGATACGGTTGGAGATGTCCGAACGCCAGTCCAAAGAATACATGCGACTGAGTGACTTTATTAATTCCAGACTTGATACGCTGAAAGGTGAGAAAGGTGAAAAAGGATCGAAAGGTGACAACGGTTTCTTGCAACGGGTATCCCTCTGGGAAGATGGTAGCATTGCCAAAGAGAACGAAGTCCACAGTTATAAAAACGGACTGTGGTTTTGTAAAGTTGAGCAGACAGCTAAAACACCTTGTATTGGCGATGAATGGGACTTGATTTGTAACAGTCTGTATAAGATGGGTTTGTCTGATGGCAGATTAATTGCCGAGTTAAGTAACGGTGAGCGAAAAGATTATGGCAGGGTAACCCCAGACCATGTTGGTGAATGGGAAGAGGGTGTGACTTACGCTAAAAATAATATTGTCACCCTGGATAAAACCTCCTTCATCAGTCAGGAAGATAACAACGCTAACCGCCCTCCCAGTAACAACTGGAAGCTACTCGCTGGTAAAGGTGAGAAGGGTAAACAGGGCAAGCAGGGCGAGGCAGGTATCCAGTTAGAACACCTGGAGAACATCATCGATGACCGCATTGATAAAGCGATTGGAGGCTTGGATTAATGAGCTATCCGACACTGGAAGAAGTTAAAGTCTACCTGGACATAGATACGCCTGTAGATGATGCACTTTTACAGAAGATAATTAATTGGACGATAGGTCTACTTGAAGAATATCTGGGTCGGGAATTAACCCTGGCAGATTATGACCATGAGTCGTATATGCCTGAGTCTACCCAAATCCAGTTAAAGAATTACCCGGTGACGCTCATCAATACCATTACGGTTGACGGTACTGAACTGACCGACATCACCGACTATCACCTCCAGAAGAAGTACGGTATCCTGCACGGTAACTTCATGGTAGACGATACGGTAGAAATTAATTACACGGGTGGGTATGCGGTATTACCTCCTGCTATTGAACAGGTCTTTTATCAGGTGGTTGACGATGTGTATCAGGAACAAAAAGGTGCCAGTTCAGCGGATGTCAAAGATGTCACCTTATTTGATTTTGCCAAAGTCTCTTATGATACTGCTAATAGCGGTAGCGGCAGCAGCATCAGCTATAGTGGTGTTGACGGTGGTGCCATACCTTCACAACTTGAACCTTACATCGGGGTGCTGAACATGTACCGCAGTAACTTTGTTGTTGCCTCACTGGATGGTGTCGGCTAATGGCGGTTTTAGGTGTTATGCAAGCCGCAATGGAACAGGCAGTAGCCCTGCTCAATGATATTGGCACAGACTGCACTTACACACCCAAAAGCACGGGTGTTGGTATACCTGTCAAAGCCGTGGTGCGTGAGTTGGGTACACTGGAACTGGTGGGCGATTATCGTCAGGGTGACTTGAGGGTTGAACTGGATGCCAGTTTGTTACCGGATTCACCAAAACGGTATGATACATTAACGATTGGTACCCGTACTTATGCTATCAGGGATTATGCCGGGGCTGAGAGAAGGGCAGGTAATATCGTCTATACTTACAAATTTATTGTGAGGGGCGAATGAGCAGCAAATACGTTCGTGACCAATTCAGAGCATCATGGCCTGTTCTGCTACCTACTATTCCGCTGCTGGATACGATTAACACAGACCCTGACCATGACACCATGCCTGACCTTTGGGCAACGGTTGAGTTTGTTGCTTTTAACGAGAACCCTGTCAGCATGGGTGACCCCAGTTGCAGACGGGAAGAAGGTACCATCATTGTCCAGTTATCCGGTGAGTCGGGTGATGGTGATGGGGCTTTACTGGACGCTGCTACTTTGGTACAAGACGCTTACCGTTACTGGCAAGTGACCGGATTACGAGTCAAGCAGATAGACCCACCGCTCAGTAACCTGGGTTATTCAGACGGACGGTGGTACACAATGTCACTGGACATTACTTATGATTACGATAGATTTATTTAACTTAACAGGAGAATACCATCATGCCAGTTAGTGCTGATGTCACCCAAATTGGGATAGTGGAAGAAACCGATTACGGTGTTACTCCTGCTACTCCCGTGTTTGAAACTTTACCCATTGTTTCAGAGTCCCTGGTCGGTAACGCCAGTACGGAACTTTCCCAGACCCTGAACGCTGCCCGTCAAACCCTGGACAGTATTCTAAACAGTCTGGACGTTGCAGGTAGTATGGACTTTGAGTTTGCCAAGACCCCTGCGATGGAAATTATCATCTCATCTGCAATGGCAAAAGCTCCTGCTGATATAGCCAGTGACCGTAGTTGGGTGGTGGGTAAGGAACAGCGTTCCTTCACCGTTGAGAAGCGGTGGGATGACCCTAATAATCCCGGTGAGTACCTCTACCATCGTTTCACCGGATGTGTGGTCAATGGTCTTACACTCACCATGAGTGCAGGCGCAACCATAACAGGTAGTGCTGAACTCATTGGTCAGTCACTGGTAACCGATACTACAATGATTGCCGGGGCAACCTATCCTCCTGTGACAGCGTTCAATGTCTTCAGGGCACCTGACGTTGCTCAGATTGATTTGGATAACGCCAGTGGCTCATTGGCACCCACTATCACCGACAGTTGCGTAACGGACATTACCATTAACATCAATAACAACTATCGTGGCATCCAGTGTCTGGGCTTCCTGGGTAACAAGGACACGGTGATTGGTCAGATGGAATGCACCTATGACCAGACCATCTTCTTCAGTAATAACCAGATGATGGATTCCTTCCTGGCACAGGATGTGTTACTCGAAACCATCACGGTAGGTGATGACACGGGTGATGACCATTACAAGTTTATTACCACCAAGGGTAAGTTTGCTTCTGAGGAAGTGGTTGCCGGTGGTACGGGAACGGATGTGATTAACACCAGTAATATAAACTGGTTGTATGACAATACCATTGGTATACCGACTACCATTGAGATTACGACTACCTTTACACCTTAATTTTAACTTGCCTGATTGGAGGCATTCATGACAACTTTTGCGAACATTAACGACTATATGACAGACCCTGAACTGGAAAGCGAAGGGGTTACCCTTGGTTTCGGTAAGGGTCGGTTCATCGATATCAAACGTGCAGGTGGCAGCAATGTCGCTTACACAACCTACGTTGCGGAGCAGTGGGAAAAGTACGATAAGGATATTAAGAACGGTACCATGGAAGAAGGTATTGCCCGTAAGGAAATGATTAAAGCCTACTCCCTCCATGTGGTTCAGGGGTGGAAGGGTTTCCTTGATAGTAAAGGTAACGAGATACCGTTCACCCCACAGACCTGTATTGAACTCTTCACCGCTTCACCTGAGATTTTCAACAAGGTGCGTGATAACGCTGATGACCTGGACAACTTCCGTATCCAGGAGGTTAATGAAACGGGAAAGGAATAGCCACGTATGCCCAGTGGCAGATTGAATGGGGCGAGTACTACGACAAGGTAAAAGCTGCCGGGGGCAAGATTAAGGAACCCCCTGATCTAACGCCCCGGCAGAGGGCAATTAATACTTGTCGGTTTGATTTAAGAGGTGACAGGAATATGAACGGGGATATTCCTTTTGCCGCAATTATTACATGGGGTACGTTTCATCGCATCCCCAAAGACAGAATAGAATTTTACTGGAATGTAATACAAACAAGTGAGGCATTAATAAGCCAATGGCAGCGACAGCGAAAAGGCTCCCAACACTAGCTGAAGAGAGCAGGATTAACAAAGGCAAAGGTAGACTCAGGAAGAATACCTTTGTTGAAGTTTTTCCTGACCTTGATGATATGGGTGAAGCTGTCAGGTTGGTCACCATTCGTGAGGCTACCATACAGGCCAAAAAATTTGATAATCCCTTCAGTAAAATGATCGTTGACAGTAAGCCCGGTAAAAAATTCAAGGACGCACAATACCGCATCGTCACCACCTTCCTCGATGTCGAAGAAATGGCAAAAGCAGCACAAGCCGTTGCCAGGGAACTCTACAAGGTTACTCGCAAGAAAACAGGCAAGGGTCGCAAGAGCATTGAGGTCTGGACAATAGACCACTTTGATACCGCTAAAGACGGTGGCAGATGGAAAGCAAATAACGCTCCCAACAAGAGCATCAACTTCTATATAAAAATAGCGGAGAACCTCAAGCCCGGTGGAGCAATTGTTATTGCAGGACCGATGGTTGATTACGGTCGTAAACTATACTGGAAACCTGATGGTGTGGGTGGTGCAGGGCAACCGAAAAATACCATAACCACCAAGATTTTTGGTTACAAAGATTCAGACGGTAATCAGGTTAACGTCAGAAAGCGCAGAACCAAGAACGAACATGATATAGTAGTGGGTAGAATGAAGCGTAAATTCAGAGGGGCGTATGTCACTGGACGGTGGGTACGCTCACGTAGCGTGGGCAGTTCAAAGGCACCTGATAGATGGCCTGGTATCGCCATCGGTAACCCTGCAAACAGGAGAACATAAGTGGCTGACAAGAAAGTAATCCTGATTGATGTCAGGGGTGGTAAGCAAGCAATATCTGACCTGAAGGCTTTACAGAAGCAAGCCAAGGCAGTTGACGCTAATGTTGCCAAGATGGAAAAGACCGTCAAGAAAGCCGGTGAGAACATGGGTGCCATGGGCAAGGCTATTCAGGGCATGGGTAATGCCGTCAAAGCCTTCATTGCCTACCGTGTTACAGCATACCTGACGGGGTTCGCTGCCAAGGTAGTTGAAACCAGTGACGCAATGATTCTCATGAGAGCCAAGGTTGACCTGGCGAACGACTCCCTGAAAACCACCGATGAGGTAATGACTCAACTGTTCGGTATTGCTGACCGTTCCCGTAGTTCTATTGAAGCAGTGGCTAAACTCTATACCCGTCTGGATGTCGCTACCAAGTCATTGGGAGCTTCTCAAGAAGAAGTGGCAGACTTCACCGAGTTAATGGCGAACACGTTCGTACTGTCGGGTGCCAGTGCTGCAGAATCAGCATCAGGTATCACACAGATATCACAAGCGTTTGCCAAAGGTAAGCTGGACGGTGACGAATTTAAATCCATCATGGAAAATAATGTTTACTTTGGTGAGCTACTGGCGAAGACGCTGGGAGTGACTAAAGGTGAACTGTATGCCATGTCCGAGGCCGGTGAAATCACCAGTAAAAAACTGCTGGGTATGAACAAGGAATTGAAGACCACCCAGGAGCAGATGAAGGGTATAGACCTTACCACAGGTCAGGCAGCAACTAAACTGGAGAATGTATTCTTCCGTGCGGTGGGTAGGGTCACTGAGTCCATAGGGTTATTATCTAAAGCAATCAATGGTGTTGCCAGTTCATGGGCTGAGATGCTAAATGTGATGGAACAGCAGGACATGGCAGATAATATGTTTACCGCAAATCAGGCCAGGAGAAATGAGTTATCCGGGTTGATACTCCAGCAGCAAACCTACATTAAGAACGAAAAGTTAAGACGGGACGCGTTACTTGAAACAGGTGCTAATGCATTAAGTGCAGTGGCTAATATTGCATGGGCAGAAGAATATCTTATAAAACTTACTGCTGAACTCTACGCTATGAAACAGGCAGTTCGTCTTGAACGTGAAACAGGCGCACCCACAGGTACAGGCGCACCCACCGGTGGTACAGGTAGTACAGGTGGAGCAGGCAGTGCTAGTAAGCCTCCTGAGTTAACCTGGCAGGAAGAGTTCATTGCTAATTTAAAAGAACAAGAGGTTGAAGCAGGTCGGTTAGCTGAACAGTTGTACATCCTTGATGAATTGAATATTAAAGGTGCTATCAGCGATAAAATTTGGGCTGAAGAAATAGCAAAACGCACGGGTGCCATGAAAGAATCCAAGACCATAATAGAAGAACTGACCAAAGAA